TCCTACTGCGTTACAATATATCGTTGTCGAATGTACGATCACACGCTTTAACCGCAAAGGTAACGAAGGCATGAGCTCGTACGGCCAAGAAGGCGAATCAATGTCTTATGGTAAGTTGCTTGATGACTTTGAAGACGATATTGCTGCTTACAACGACAAACAAAACGACACCAGCAAACCTAAAAGCGGCGTGGTGATGTTCAAATGAGATATGACACGAAAGTAACTTTTGTTGTTGAAACTGGCGAGTATTACGATCCGAATTTAGGCGAGTACGTAGGCGGATCAACGGATGAAAAGCCCTTGTTTGCCAACGTCACAGATTTAGGTACTGATCGTTCCAAAGTTTTGTTTGGGGATATCAAACAAAGCGCAAAAGTCATTCGCTTACTGCGGCCGTATACCAAAAAATGGGATTACGTGTTGATTTACAACAAGCTAACCAAAGAAACACAGAAATTTGAGATTGTCACCGAGCGGAATCTGCGATTGAAGAATACGTTTATTGTGCAGGAGGTGGTTGCAAAATGAAAGTTTCATTGGGCTACAAAGGCGTAGATGAACTACTCAAACATTTGCAAGAAGCCGCCACGCTCAAAGATGTGCAAAGAGTTGTCAAACTTAATGGCGCTGAATTGACAAAGAGGATGAAGCAGAACGCTGTGTTTGAAGGGCATTGGGAGAATGATGCTTTTGTTTCGCCTACCGGATTTACTAAGCGCTCGATTCGTATGTGGTTGCACGATAACAAGCTAACTGCTCAAGTTGGCCCACAGAGCGATTACAGCCCTTATTTGGAATACGGAACAAGGTATATGAGCGCGCAACCGTTTGTTGGCCCCGCATTCAAAATGCAGAAAGCAATCTTTATAAAAGATATGCAGAGGTTGTTCAAATGATTAAAACAAGAGATCAATCACTATTTGATGAAATGTTCGCAAGAAGTCTGGCGCTTGGTTACAAGACTTATGACTACAAACCAATGAACGAAGTTGCATATCCGTTTGTGGAGTTAGAATCTTCCCAGACTATTCACGATCCAAATAAAACGGATATCAAAGGAACGGTCAATCTCACCATATCTGTGTGGGGATTGCAAAAGAAGCGCAAACAGGTATCCGATATGGCTTCTGCATTATTTAATCAAGCATTGCAAATACAAGCCACAGAAGGCTATGCGTGGACGCTTAACGTACAAGCTAGCGACATTCAAATGGGAGATGACACTTCCACAAACACACCACTTAAAAGGGCGATTATATCGCTTGAATTCAGAATGAGATAGGAGAGATACAAATGGCAGAAGCTAAACAAGGTATTGATTTAATTTTGCTTTACCGAGTAAAAAGTAAAGCAGAACAAGAAGCTGCATGGAAATTAGCTTTCCAAACAGAACACGAAAACAGTAAATCTCGAAGCGCGGATACTACTGTCACAAAAGACGGTGGCATTATCACGCTAGGCGAGATCGAATACACATTGACAGGGACATCGATCGCAGCTAAAGGTGATGCTCACATTGAAGAAATGGACGATGCCTTTGATGATGGCGAGGTTATTGAAGTGTGGGAAATCGACAAAGCTGAAAAGGGAACTGGTGAAAATGCTGATAAATACAAAGCAAAATACGCACAAGCGTATTTAACTAGTTTTGGACAATCGGCTGGCGCAGAAGATGCGGTGGAATTATCGCTTGAATTTGGCGTCTTTGGTCGTCAACAAAAAGGCTATGCAACATTGACAGACGAGCAAGCGGAAGTCGTCCAATATGTATTCACCGACACTGTGAAAGCAACACCAGAAGGCTAAGCACTCTTAATTGAGTGCTTTTTATTTTTAGGAGGATGAATCAATGGAATTAGTAATCGACAAGAAAACATACGGTTTTAAATTTGGCACGAAGTTTATTCGCGAGATTGATAAGCAAATGCCTGTTAAGCAAAACGATATGGAATTCGGTATTGGGTTAACAGCTAGAGTTTTGCCGGAATTGAATTCTGGAAATACAAACACGCTGTCCAAAATTTTAGAAATTGCAAATAAAACAGAAGATGAACGGGTTACCTTAGATCAGCTAGATGATTACATCGATGATGTTGAAGATATTGAAGGCTTGTTCGATCAAGTGCTTAAAGCGATTGCGGAATCTAATGCGGGAAAGCTCGCTTCGAAAAACTTCAAACAACGGATGGCCAAAGCGGAGAAAAGCCAAGGGTAAAGAAAACATCCGAAGAAACTTATGATGAAATTTTTCTAAACGCATTAAGAAAGCTAGGCATGAACGATATCCGTGAGATCGAGCGTATGACGATTTGGGAATACGAACTGCGTATGACAGCTTACGCCTTACGAAAACTTGATTCCGAGAGGGATATCCACCTTCAAGCGTGGGTGAATCGCCAAGTAAAAGCAGAGAAAAATATCGGAACAGAGAAGAAGCCTAAGATGATTCCAGTATTCAAAACGTTCAAAGAATTTTTTGATTATGAAAAAGTCGAAAATGAAATCCTCGGTATCAAAGAAGAAACGAACAAAATTAAAGATAACAAACTAAAAGGTGTAATAAGAAAAGCCAATTCTTGAGAAAGGAGGACTTAAAATAGAACAGTTTAGTGTAGAAGCATATTTAAAAGCAACAGACAGTAATTTTGGTTCAACCTTTAGCGCTGCTATGGATCAAGTAAAAGAGTTCCAAGATAACACCAAAAGCACCATGTCCACTGTGGGCGGTATTATGACGTCTGCTGGTAAAACTATGACAAAGGCGGTCACTCTCCCTATACTAGGAATCACAACAGCTGCGGTCAAAGTTGGTGGCGATTTTGAGGAACAAATGAGTCGTGTTAAAGCCATATCTGGCGCAACGGGTGATTCTTTTGAAGAATTAAGAGACCAAGCGATTGATTTAGGTGCTAAAACCGCCTTCAGTGCGAAAGAATCAGCTGACGGAATGGAAAACCTAGCATCTGCTGGTTTTAATGCACAGGAAATAATGTCTGCCATGCCAGGGCTACTCGATTTAGCTGCCGTTTCTGGTGGTGATGTAGCCTTAGCTTCGGAAAACGCAGCAACTGCATTAAGAGGTTTTGGGCTGGAAGCAGACCAATCTGGCCGCGTAGCTGATGTTTTCGCAAGAGCAGCAGCAGATACCAATGCCGAAGTTGCTGACATGGGCGAAGCAATGAAATATATTGCGCCTGTTGCTAACGCAATGGGATTATCTATTGAAGAAACGGCAGCCGCGGTCGGTATCATGAGTGACGCGGGCGTGAAAGGCTCCCAGGCTGGTACTACATTACGTGGCTCATTATCTCGTATTGCGAAACCGACCAAAGCTATGCGTGACACGATGGCAGATTTAGGAATTTCTTTTTATGACAGCGAAGGGAACATGATTTCTCTACAAGATCAAATCGGCGTTTTATCCGAATCATTTGAAGGTATGACCCAAGAACAGAAAAACCAAGCGTTGGTTACATTGTATGGACAAGAATCGCTGTCAGGTATGATGGCGCTTATCGACAAAGGACCCGATTCACTAGGAAGCTTAACTAAGGCTCTAGAAGAATCAGATGGTGCTGCCGACGAAATGGCAAGAACGATGCAGGATAATATGAACTCTTCAATCGAACAGATGTTGGGTGCACTTGAATCTGCAGCGATCGTCATTCAAGATATTTTAGCGCCAGCAATCAGTGCGGTAGCTGATTATATCGGGGGGTTAGCTGAGAAGTTTGTTTCTGCTCCTAAGTGGGTGCAGACCGCTATTGTTACATTTGGTTTATTAGCTGCAGCAATTGGACCTGTGTTGCTAGTCGTTGGAACCTTCCTAATTAAATTGCAAGATTTCAAAATCGGATTAGCAATACTAAAATCAGATTTCCCTAAAATTGGGAAAGCGATATCCGGACTTATGAGTCCGTTGAAATCACTTTTTGGAATCATTGCAGCCAACCCTATCATTTTGCTAATCGCCGCCATTGTAGCAGCGGTAGCCGCATTCATATACTTCTGGAATACGAGTGAAGAGTTTCGAAACTTCTTTATCGGTATGTGGGAAGCTATAAAAGAAGCGGTAGGCGTTGCTATTGAATGGATTAAAGAATCATGGTCAAGCATGGTAGAAGGCGCTAAGAACGCCGTAGAGAGAGTTAAACAAGCGTGGACGGACACCAAACAATGGTTTGCCGACTTGTGGCAAGGTATCAAAGATTCAGCAGCTGCAATGTGGGAAGGCACTAAGCAAGTGTTTAATGATGCAGTAGAC